AAGGTTTAAAAAATGATCAAGACGGTTTAAATGAATTTTACAGACAGTTTCCGCGTACAGAAGAACATGCGTTTAGAGATGAAGCTAAAAACTCTTTATTTAATCTAATCAAGATATACGAGCAAATAGATTACAACGAAGGTGTTGGTGCACAGGGAAATATAAGTAGAGGAAACTTTCAATGGGTTAATGGAATAAAAGATACTCAAGTTATATTTTATCCAGATCCAAAAGGTAGGTTTAAAGTAAGTTGGTTTCCACCTCAGCACATGCAAAATAAAGTTATTCAAAAGAAAGGAATAAAATATCCTGGAAATGAACATATGGGAGCTTTTGGTTGTGACAGTTACGATATATCAGGGACAGTTGATGGTAAGGGCTCAAATGGCGCATTACACGGTTTGACTAAGTTTAGTATGGAAGATTGTCCTCCTAACCATATGTTTTTAGAGTATATAGCTAGACCACAAACAGCGGAAATATTTTTTGAAGATGTTTTAATGGCATTAGTGTTTTATGGTATGCCATTACTTTGTGAAAACAACAAACCGAGACTATTGTACCACTTAAGAAGACGAGGTTACAGAGGATATAGTATGAATAGACCAGATAAGCTTTGGAACAAACTATCCGTAACAGAAAAAGAAATAGGTGGAATACCTAACTCGAGTGAAGATATTAAACAGGCACACGCTGCCGCTATTGAGATGTACATACAAAATCATGTCGGACATTTAGGCGATGGAAATTATGGGAACATATATTTTAATGAAACACTGAATGACTGGTCAAGATTTGATATAACAAAAAGAACAAAATTTGACGCGTCTATTAGTTCTGGGTTGGCTATTATGGCTTGCAATAGACACTTATATAGACCAAGCGCTAAAGTAGAGAAACAAAAATTAAACATAAATATTGCGAAGTATACCAATACTGGAAACGCATCTAAAATAATAAAATAAAATATGGCAGAGTCTGTTATACATAATTATTTTCCTAGTCAAGTCGTAAGCGATGCTGAAAAGTTGAGCTATGATTATGGTTTAAAAGTAGCTAAAGCTATTGAGTCTGAATGGTTCCACAAAGACCGTGGTCATACTAGATACACTACAAATCAAAATAATTTCCACAGTTTAAGATTATACGCGCGTGGAGAACAATCAATACAAAAATATAAAGATGAATTGTCTATAAATGGTGACTTAAGCTACTTAAATTTAGATTGGACACCAGTACCAATTATACCTAAGTTTGTAGATATCGTAGTAAACGGTATAGCTGAAAGAATGTACGATATAAAAGCTTATTCTCAAGATCCGTACGGGGTTAATAAAAGAACTCAGTATATGGAGTCTGTACTTAGGGACATGAAAATGAAAACCGTAGATCAATATGTTAAAGAAAATTTTAACTTAGATTTAACTCAAAGTAAATCGAGTAATTTACCGGAAAACGAAGAAGAGTTAGCAATACACATGCAGTTGTCTTATAAGCAGTCCGTAGAGTTAGCAGAAGAACAAGCATTATCCGTGTTAATGGAAGGTAATAATTACGAGTTGATAAGAAAAAGATTTTATTACGATCTAACTGTTTTAGGTATAGGTGCTGTAAAAACAGGTTTTAATACTTCTGAGGGAGTTACTATAGACTACGTAGATCCAGCTGATTTAGTTTATTCATACACTGAGTCACCTTACTTTGATGACATATACTACGTTGGAGAGGTTAAAACAATTCCTATAAACGAACTTGCTAAACAATTTCCACATTTAACGCAAGAAGATTTAGAAGAAATAATTAAAACAAAATCTGTATATTCTAACAACTATCACGGACGTTCTACGTCTAGAGAAATAGATAATAACCAAGTTCAAGTGTTATATTTTAACTACAAAAGTTATATGAACGAGGTTTACAAAATAAAAGAAACTGGATCTGGAGCTTTGAAAGCAATAGAAAAAGATGATTCTTTTAATCCTCCTGAAGAAAAAGAAGGGGGCTATCAAAGATTACATAGAGCTATAGAATGTTTATACGAAGGAGTTTCAGTGCTTGGTACTAATAAGTTGCTTAGGTGGGAAATGGCAAAAAATATGCTACGCCCTAAAAGTGACTTTACTAAAGTTAGAATGAATTATTCTATAGTAGCACCTAGAATGTATAAAGGTAAAATAGATTCGTTGGTAAAACGTATTACTGGTTTTGCTGATATGATTCAGTTGACTCATTTAAAGCTACAGCAAGTAATGTCTCGTATGGTTCCTGATGGTGTTTATCTAGACGCTGATGGTTTAGCTGAAGTTGACTTAGGTAACGGAACTAATTATAACCCACAAGAGGCTTTAAACATGTTCTTCCAAACAGGTTCTGTTATTGGTAGAAGCTTTACAAGCGAAGGTGATATGAACCCAGGTAAAGTTCCTATTCAAGAAATAACGTCTGGAGCAGGAGGTCAAAAAATGCAAGCTCTTATTGGTAATTATAATTATTATCTACAAATGATAAGAGATGTAACCGGATTAAACGAGGCTAGAGATGGTAGTATGCCAGATAAAAACGCTTTAGTTGGTATACAAAAAATGGCAGCAGCAAACTCTAACACTGCAACAAGACATATATTACAATCTGGATTGTTCTTAACTTCTCAGATAGCTGAATGTATATCGTTAAGAATATCTGATATTATAGAGTATTCTCCGACTAAAGATGCTTTTATACAGGCTATAGGAGCGCATAATGTTGCTACATTAGAAGAGATGTCTAATCTTCATTTGTATGACTTTGGTATATTTATTGAATTAGCTCCTGATGAGGAAGAAAAAGCCTTGTTAGAGAATAATATACAAGTAGCATTAAGCCAACAAAATATAGAGCTAGAAGACGCTATTGATATTAGAGAAATAAAAAATCTTAAAATGGCTAACTCACTTTTAAAGATTAGAAGAAAAAAGAAAATAGATAGAGATCAAAAAATACAACAACAAAATATCCAAGCACAGGCACAAGCTAACGCGCAGACGCAACAAGTAGCTGCTCAAGCAGAAGTCCAAAAAAATCAAGCTATAACACAGTCAAAAGCAGAGCTTGCCCAAATAGAAAATCAATTGGAAATGCAAAAAATGCAGGCAGAGGCAGAGTTAAAGAAAATGTTAATGCAGCAAGAGTTCCAATATAACATGCAGCTTAGACAGATGGAAGCTGAAACTTTAAAACAAAGAGAGTCACAAAAAGAAGATCGTAAAGATCAAAGAACAAAAATACAAGCTACGCAACAATCAGAAATGATTGACCAAAGAAACAATCAAAAACCACCTAAAAACTTTGAATCATCAGGTAATGATATAATGGGTGGTGGATTTAATATGGGTGCGTTTGAGCCCCAGTAAATAAAGTACTAATTATTATTATATTATATTATGGCAAAAAAGAAAAAAGAAGAAGTGACTGAAGAAGTTACTCAAGAAAAAGTAGACAATGTTACTAAAGTTAATTTAAAGAAAACAGCAGATGACAATGTCACTAAAGTAGATTTAAGTAAAAAACCAGAAAATGAAACCAAAGAAGAAGTTATTGAAGACGTTGTTAACGACACAGGAGTGGTTGAACTCGTTGAAGACGCCACTACCACACCGGAACAAAAAGAAGTACAACCGGAAGTTGAAGCACAAGAACAACCAGTTGTAGAAGAAATAACTGAAGAAGAAGTAGAAGAAATAGAAGAAAAAGTTACAGAAGCTATTGTTGAGGCTGCAGAAACTGGAAAAGAACTACCTGAAAGCATTAAAAAATTAATGGACTTTATGGAAGACACGGGTGGTGATTTAGAAGATTACATTAGGTTAAACCAAGATTATTCTGAGCTAGATAACAACTCTTTACTTAAAGAATACTATAAACAAACTAAACCTCATTTAAACAACGAAGAAATAGAGTTTTTAATGGAAGATACTTTTTCTTACGATGAAGACGTAGATGAGGATGTGGATATAAAAAGAAAGAAATTAGCTTTAAAGGAGCAAGTTGCTCAAGCAAAGCAACACCTGGACGGTGCAAAGTCCAAATATTACGAAGACATCAAGGCTGGATCAAAGCTTACGGGCGAACAACAAAAGGCTATTGATTTCTTCAACAGGTACAACAAGGAATCAAAAGAACAGAAAGAAGTAGCAGAAAAACAACATCGTACGTTTTTAAACAAAACTAATCAAGTGTTCAATAAAAATTTCAAAGGTTTTGAATATAATGTTGGAGACAAAAAGTTTAGATTTAACGTTAAGGACTCAAGTGCGATAAAAGATGCACAAAGCGACATTAATAATTTTGTCAAAAAGTTTTTGAACAAAAATAACGAAATGGAAGACGCTAAAGGTTATCACAAATCAATGTTTACGGCTATGAACGCTGATAAAATTGCTAGTCATTTTTACGAGCAAGGCAAAGCAGACGCTTTAAAACAAAGTGTAGCTAAATCTAAAAATATCAACATGGACCCACGTCAACAATTTAATGGCGAGGTAAATGCTGGTGGAATTAAAGTAAGGGTGCTTGGTGATACGTCTGATGATTTCAAATTTAAAATTAACAAAAAATAACAATTTAAAAATTAAAAATTATGGCAATTACTGCAGGAGATAATTTGAATAGTGTTGCAGCTCCACAAAAGCAAACATTAAATTCAAATTATTTAGACCTAGCTACGGGATCAGCAGATACCCTAGGTTGGGCACAACAATACGTACCAGATCTTATGGAGAAGGAAGCTGAGGTTTTTGGAAACAGAACTATCTCAGGATTTCTTTCACAAGTAGGAGCTGAAGAGGCTATGACAGCTGATCAAGTTGTATGGTCTGAACAAGGTAGATTACACTTATCTTACAAATGTTCGATGATCGATCACGATGCTGGTATCTCTGGTAACTTAGGTTGTAAAATCGAAATATTAACTGATATGGATGGTCAAGATCCAGGTAACGATCACGGTGTTCGTCTTCACGATACTGTTATTGTAGCTGGTGGAACAGGTCAAACTTTCAAGGGAGTTGTAACAGAGGTTTCAACTGTATACATCGAAGTTGTACCTTATGACGCTAACGATTCTGTTATCGCTAACGGTACTGACAACTGTACTGTGTTAGTTTATGGTTCTGAGTTTAAGAAAGGAGTTTCTTATCCTGGTGCTTTAGCTGATGCTGGTGGTTCACACGCTGATTCAACTGAATCAAGAGGTGCTAATGAGCCAGTTTTCAAAACATTTACTAACAAGCCAATCATTATTAAAGATTATTACGAAGTATCAGGTTCTGATGCATCTAGAATTGGTTGGGTTGAAATCACTGGTGAAATGGGTCAAACTGGTTACTTATGGTACTTAAAAGCTGAAGCTGACACTAGAGCTAGATTTACTGATTACTTAGAAATGGCAATGATTGAAGGTGTTAAAGCATCTGGAACTAATGATGCTGACTTAGCTGTTCACAATACTGATGGAGCTGCTACTGGTACTGAAGGTTTATTCGCTGCTATTGAAAGTAGAGGTAACTTAACTTCTGGTATTACTGGTGTTAACGCTGCTACTGATTTAGCTGAATTTGATGCTATCTTAGCTGAATTTGATAAGCAGGGAGCTATTGAAGAGAACATGATGTTTGTAAATAGAGCTACGTCTTTAGCTATGGATGACATGTTAGC